CTCGGGCCAACACGATTCTCACGTTCTCTCCCCATCGGCAGAATTGCCGACATGGTGACGCTGGAGCTTATGGCTGGGATCTATTCGGCGGGCATCTCGAACAACGTACCTTGCGACTTATTGAGTTCAGCCGTGGCGAGGTTCTTCGCGGCGACGGCCGCATACTGCGGTTTCAATTCAAAGCCGAGAAACGTCCGACCGAGCCGCACCGCTTCGTAACCTTCACTTCCGATGCCGGCGAATGGCGACAGCACGCGCTCGCCTGGATTCGACCAGAGACGGATACAGCGTTCGATCGTGCCGAGCTGCAGCGGGCAAATATGGCGTTCGTCTTTATCATCGCGCGCTTCAGCCACTTGCAAAGTGTCGCTCTCACGAATGCCATACCAAATCGGACGCGCCCACTGAATCCACTGATCATTCGTCAGTTCTGACTCCGGCGTATCGTGGGTGACTGGCACCACGTTCTCACCGGGCTTCCGAAAGATCAGGATGTAGTCAGCTAGCGCCGGCCGTGACCAGCTCGAATCCTTCTTCATCTGCACGAACAGCAGTCCTTTCGACTTCGTCCGAATCGCCTGCGCTTGCGGATCTTTGTCGATACAGACTTCGCCGTGGTAAATCCATCCGTTCTCGACGAACGAGGCGATCGTTTGCCCTCGGAAATCCTTCATGCCGATATAGCCGTCTCGAGACAGCATCGCGGGCACTTGGGCGACGTGGCAACACGTCAGCCGGCCAGGTTTGGTCACGCGCAATAGTTCCTGTTGGAGAAAGGCGAAGTGGGCGAAGAATTCTTCATCGCTGGCGCAGTTGCCCATGTCTTTCTCGCTGGCCGTGTACGTGTAGAGCGACATAAACGGCGGCGAATAGACAGACAGATCGATGCTGTCTGCAGCAACGGTCGCAAGTTCCTCAATACAGTCTCCGTTGCGGAGTTCCCAATCAGCTCCGGTGTAGACCGGCTTCACGTGGTAATCTGCGGCCACTTTCATGCGATTAACTCCTCCCGTTCAAAGTCGCGCATGTGCGCGATGAGTGACTGGCTCAGGTCACGCGCGGCGGCTTGTTTCCTTCGCACGTTCTCGACAACGATGCTTTCCGCCTCGGACACGACGATATGCGCGTCCACGGCGTGCTTCTGACCGAAGCGCCAGCAGCGTCGGAGACACTGGTAATACGCTTCGTAGCTGTCAGACATCCCAACAAACGCCATCTGATGACAGTGCTGGAAATTCATGCCGAATCCAAGGATCTTCGGCTTCGTGACCAGCACGCGGACATCGCCGGCGACGAATGCATCGACAGCATCGCGCTTCACGTCGTAGCTATCGGACCCTTGCACGTTCACGGCACCTGGAATCGCGGCAGCGAGTGCGTCGCTCTCGTCGTTCAGGCCACACCAAATGAGCCATGAACCATCCGTAGACGTAGCGAGCGATGAGACTTCTGCCACCCGGTCATCAATTGACGCGCGGCGAGCCGACAGACGACCGCCAATGCCGGTCACGCTCAATTCTGGAAAGAGCGCCCCGCTCGGCGTCTCTGATTGCAGGACGTGATCATGAATATTCAGTGGCGGCAATGAGAATCCCGCGTCTGGATACCCGATATCGCTTGGCGTGTTGACAGCGAGCGCCCATGATGCCAGCCACCGATAAAACGGTTGGACGGCATGCCCCTTCATGCGCCAGCCTTCATCGTCGTGGACGAACCATGTCGCCAAAAACTCGGCGCGCGTCATCAGGCCGAGGAATTCGGCGTGGTTAGCGAGCTCGGAGATGTCATTTGGACTCGGCGTAGCGGTGCAACAAAGGCGATAGGTCGTATCCTGAAACGTCTCGATCAGCCGTTGGCGTGTCTTGCCGTCGAATGCCTTCAAAATGCTCGATTCATCGAGCACCACGCCAGCATAGTCTGACGGATCAAAGGCGTCGAGGCGTTCATAGTTCGTGATGGTGATTTGTGCGTCGATGGGCGTCCTCGCGTAAGTCACAGGAACGCCTAATTTCACGCCTTCGGCTACCGTCTGTTCGGCTACACACAGCGGCGCGAGAATCAGCACCCGCCCAGGCACGGCTGATGCCCATGAGAGCTGCATAAACGTTTTGCCGAGCCCACAATCGGCAAAGACGGCCGCTCGCCCCTTCTTGAGCGCCCATCGCGTAATAGCGGCCTGCCAGTCAAAGAGCGATGCCGGAAGCGATGATGAAGCGATCGACTGCCCGGTAAAAATCCGCTGCTTGGACTTCAAAAACTGCTGGTAATTCACCGGATGCCCTTTCGTTTATACTCATCAGCTAACTAGAAGGAGTCTTTATGCGTCGAAAACTGCTCGCTGTGATTCTGCTGATGGCCGTCGCTGCGCCTGCGTTGGCGATCTGGCCGTTTACAAGCGCGAAAACCTACCCACTCACTGTCACCAATGGCACCGGCAGCGGCACGTTCAAGGCTGGCGCGAAAGTCTCGATCAGCGCGAATCCAGCACCCGCCGGGATGCAGTTCTCGGCGTGGCTCAGTGGCGGTCCTGATGCCTGGGGGACACGTCCGAGCGACTTTGCAAACCCGAACGCAGCGTCTACGACCTTCACCATGCCAGCGGCTCCCACGACCGTGCAGGCGACCTACAGCGGCCAGTAAGTGTTCCCCGTCGCGGAGATTCGCCGGGACTACCACGTCACGTTGGCCCTGCTGACGCTCCGTGTCTCGCGCTGGGCGATGATCCGCCAATCCATCTCCGACGATACGCAGTCTCGAGCCTTCATCACAACATTCTGGCGCAAAGGCGGTCGAGCGCCGGCGCTGGGCCTCGGGCGCCGCGGCTGGAATCTTCGACGCGCCGAACAACGCGCCGCCAATCGCAAACCCAAGCCCCAACTGAGTCACGCCGAAGCCATCCAGCGAGCGCGGAAGAATCACCGACGACTCCCGGCTGCCTAAGTATCGAATTGCACACTCCATCGGGAACGCGATTTGCTATAGTCCGACGTAGTGGAACGTCATTCCCGTCCGAACGCGAACCAGCTCAAGATTCATTTCTTGACGGCGCAAGTGCGGACAATCCTCCACGACTTACAGGCCCTCTTTCCGAAGGAGCATCCATGCCACTCGATTTCTCTGGACTTGCCGCCGCGATCGCCCAGCTCGAGACCGTCAAAGACGCCGTCATCGCCGCGTTCAAAACGCCGGTAACGAATCCCGCGGACCAGGCCGCGCTGGATTCTGCCGCAGTGTCGATCAAAACCTCCACCGACGCGATCACCGCCGCGATTCCGCCGAGCGCGTAAATGGGGTTGTTTGAATTTCTCCTCGTCAGCGTGCTCGTGATCTTCGCGTGCTGGCTCGCGGTGTGGGCCATCGGATACTTTGCGCCGGGCCATCCCGCGATCATCGACAAGTTGTTCTGGGGCATCGGCATCTTGATCATTCTGATGCTGCTGTTACAGGCCACCGGGATTCTGAGCCACGACGTGCGTATCCCCCACGTCTGACGCGCCTAGCACGGCTGTCAAGTTGACCACGCTCGTAGACTAGATGGCCCTGTTAATCGACCGTGTCGCGTTGGACGCGGAGTTCAGAATCTCGGCGTGGCGCTGCGTCAGCCGGCGCTGAAACTCTTCGCGCGTAATCCCAGGATCAGCCCACCATGAGCCACGTTCACTCGCGGCTTTCGCGGCGGCTTTCTTCGCGATTGCTGCGGCTTGTGCGGCTCGGTTGTCCTGATTCCACGGATTCGGTTTAGGCATGAAATAAGAACCATACGAATGCGAGATATAAACCGACCGCAACAGCGAGATAGCCCAGCCCTTTCACTGTATGTTTCGGATTAGCGATGTTGTATCCAGAATAGCCAGCAAAAGGCATCGCGGCGATCAGACAGATCAGCGGCTTCCACGTCATCTAGCGGTCCGTCTTCTCAAAGTTGGCGCGCGCGATAATCGCCTGCTTAAACATCGACCATTCCGCGATCATGTAATTCGCCAGTTCGATCTTTTCTTCCAGCGTCCACGGATTGTTCTCGTCGTCGAGACACAAATGGCCGTCATAGCCTTCGGTGATGCTCCACACGCCGTCTTCATTACGCAAACTAACGTAGCCGCAGTTTGCATTGAATTTCCGGCCTGAGGTGAGCCTGAAATCGACGCTCCGATTTAGGGCTTTCACAGGGATCGCACCACAGGGACGGGAGCCACCTTGGCTCGGAAATTTTCCGAGGGCGCGGCGGGGTTGTCTCCGCAGGCCGCGCATGCGAGAAGGCTGGAGAGAACGATCAGCAGCACGATCAGGCGCTTCAATTCCATCGAACTTCTCCGCCGTCGCAGATGTATTCGTGTGAGTAGATCGGCATGTAGGAACCGCCGATGTTTTGCAGATACAGAAAGCGCTGTTGCCCGGTCGCTCGGCAATGCGCGCGATTCATCGCCTCACCGTTAAATGCCAAGAGCACGAGAATTATACAGATAGCCGCGATGATGCCCCATTCGATCCCAGTGAACTCCGGCAACTTGATGTTCATCTAGGCCGTCTTTTCATTCTGGGCTAGCGCCGCGACTTGCCGATAGCATTTCCACACAATACGCACCGTTGACAAGGTCGGATTCATCCCGGCCACGATAGGCAGTCGTTCCGCGATGCGCGCTTCGTATTCATAAACGCGCGGCCAGTTGCGAACGCGATGAAGCATCTCGTCTACTGAGCGTTCCGCCTCGGCGCGAATCTCTCGATTACGTTCAGCATCTGGGCGAACGTCAAAACTAAAGTTCATGCGGTTTTCTCATTCTGCGCCAGAGCGCGCAGCAGCAGCCGGCGCATCACGGCTGAGATGGTTCGATCCTCATCCGCAGCCAGTCGGCGCAATGTTTCCCCAAGTTCAGGATCGGGCCGGAAATAGATATTCGGCTCCAGTCGCCGGGGTCCTTTCCTGTCCGTCTTCCGCTTGGTCATGCGTGAGAGAATACACAGACATCTAGACGCTGTCAACCAGTATTGACATTGGCTTTTCGTGGGCGTAGAGTGTCCGCTCATACCCCAATGACGAAGATGAGCGCGCCTTGCGCCTGACAGCTCTCTGGTGGTGGATTGACCGCTGGCGAAAATCCACGGCCTACACAGACATGACGCTCGAGGAGCAAGGTGCCTATCGGAACCTCCTAGATGAAGCCCATCTACGCGGCGGTTTTCTGCCAAACGATGAAAGAATCCTCGCCAAAGCATGCGGCGATGCCCTTGCCTGGAAACGAGTTAGACGATCTGTGCTCCAAAAATTCGTGAAAACTGAGCACGGTTTAGCCAACGAAACACTGGCCGCCGTGATGAGTGAATCGAAGCGTCGAGCGAAGAAACAGGCCGATTATCGCGCAAGACACGATAACGAGACTGGTAACGGAAACGGTAACGATATAGGTGACGCACTGCAACCTCCGGTTCCGGTTCCGGTTCTTAGTAGTGCTGGTACCGACTTTCAAGCTAATTCGAACGTAGCTGCTGCTGCGATCAGGCCGAAAAACGGCCTCAGCAACGGCCATGAAAAACCAGTAAATGGGCGCAGCCGAAGACCGATTTTTACCGGCCAGAGGTTCGTGGTCTTTGACTGGATGCTGGAAGACATGCGTCGAATGCTTGGGCCGGAACAAATCGACCGCTTCGACGTGCATGAATGGTTTTTCGATCTCGATGCGCGCGTGGCGAAAACGAGCGTATTTCTTTCACGCGCTGACTTGTGGCCGTGGCTTCAAACAGAACTCCGCAACGAAGCTATTCGTCGCGGAATTCAAATCGTCACCTCGGAATCGATGCCACGCCTCGGTAAACAAACTCAGCGCCTCATGGCGGCAATCGCGAACGCGAAAGACACGCATGACTAACGCGCTGATAAAACTCTGCACGGAAAAAGACTTCGCCGTGATCTTCGCGCGCATGGCGATGCAGCTCCGATGGCTGGACGCGGACGAAGCGGCGATCCAAAGCTATTACATCGCGCTAAAAGACTTGCCTGAAGAACTCCTCCACGCCAGTGCGAAGCGGCTCGCCAATGAACCAGGCCGCAAGTATTTCCCGACGACTGGCGAGTGGCGAGAAATCGCGCTCCTCATCGAACAAGATAAAATACGCGCCGAGCTCGCCGGCCCGCGCAAATGGATTCTCGAATGCGAGCAGTGCGAAGACACGGGTTGGATTTATCACGTCTGCACGGCGCATGAGTGCGGACGACATAACCCACATATCGTGCCGCACAACTACGTCGAGAAATGTTTCTGCCGGCCGACGAATCGCACGTTTCAGCGGCACCACGCGAAGAAACCAGCATGAAGCCGTTCTTTCTGATGAAATCACGGATGTTGAATCGGTGTGACGTATGCAAAGCGCACGTGTATTCAGGCGATCCGATCGCATGGAATCCTGAAACACGTCAAACGATTCACGAAGCATGCTTCCGCGCGCAGTTTCATCCGGCTAATGTTGCGAATGCTCGGCGCGTCGCCGATAAAACTCAACAATGACTGACGCTGACGTGCAAATCCTCTACCCCCACACATGCGCGGGCGAACTCTGCGCGATCTGCCGCTGGGTCCGCTCGCATGAGGTAACATCACGCCCATGATCGAATACCCGTTAGACCATTTGGTGCTCGTGTCACGAGAACCCGGCGTTGATCCCAGTCTGCCAGCGGGACAGAGCGGAGACGTGGTTGAAGTGCATTGCGTCGGCGGTCCGCTCAAGGCGATCGATCCGATCACTTACAAATGCCGCGACGTGAATCAGCAATTCCGCTGCGGCGGTGCTGGGGCACTCGCGCCTGTGCATAACAACCCTGCGAGAAAGCCGCGTCAGAAATTTACACCGCCGGCATTTGCGGTAAAACGTCGATGAAGCTCCCGACCCGCGATCAACTCGTGAAGCGCCGCGCCATCCTGATCGCAGACGCGCAAATGAAGTTGGAATGCGCCGACTGGCACGGATGTGCCGATGCGTGCATGGACCTCCGAGAGATCGACGCGCAGATTTCGCTGTTCGATGAACTGCGTGAAGAAAAAAACGATCTTCTTGGACGAAGCGACGCGCGGACGGAGCGCGTGATATTGCTTGAGCCTGACGAGTGGATTCCGAATATGCCCGAGAACTGCACGACGATGACGAAACGCTATCCAGAACATTCGTCTCGGGAGTCTCGCTGATGGCGCTGGAGTTCAGAGGTGTCCATCAGGAAATACTCAACGACACCACACTCGAGCGCGATGTGGAAGGCGCGCTCAGTTCCGGCAAGACGATCGCCTGTATGTGGGACGAAATCGACGCGCTGATTCAGGAGCCAGGAATTTGGACGCTGATGGCCCGCTGGACCGGCGATGCGACGGACACACTGTTGCGCCCGCAGTTTGAGCAACTATGCCGGCTGCATGATTTCGCGACGTGGACGTGGAACGACAAACAAAAATATTACGAATGGCCGAACGGCTCGCGCGCGTATGCCTTCGGTCTGAAGACGCAATCGCAAGAGCCAGAAGAACGCTTCGGCAAGATTCGCGGACTGCCCGTCTCGAGAATTTATGTCAGCCAGGCTGAACAGCTGCCCGAAGATGTGGCCTCAGAACTCAGTTCGCGTATGCGGCCAGACATCGAAGCGCAAGCGCGCGGCGATCGCTATCGGCGTCAACTGACGTTCGATGCGAACCCAGTCGAT